CAAATAGTCCATAACCAACTACAACACGAACAACAGCTACAGCAAGCGAAAGAACAGTCAAAACTAACAGATAAATTAAACTCAGGCAATAAACAGGGTCAATAGGAGGTCTTGTCATGCTAGGAGAACATTGTTCACATTGCCGAGTCGGACACTTAACCGAGCCGCCTGATAACCACCCTAGCTACTACATCTGCAATAAGTGCGGGGCGATTCAGCTCAGTTACGTCCCGATGCCCTACCAAGAAGAAATGCATCAGGTATCGACTGGGGGTGGAATTGACATCATAGCTTGTTTCGGTGGGTACGGATCAGGTAAGTCAAGAGCAACCTTACAAGAGTTTTTGATGAGGGCACTTGAAAATGATCGTGGATCAGGTATCTTTGCAGCTCAAACAATTGGACAGTTAAAGAAAACAACCTTAAAGCTTTGGTTTGATGAGATATGTCCACCACCTTTGATAGAATACTATAATAAGAGTGATGGAGAGATTAAGCTCGTTAACGGATTCACAATCTACTGCGTTCCGACAGAGGACGAGCAGCGTATCCGTTCGATGACGATAGGGTTAGTTCATTTAGAGGAAGTTTCAGGGATCAAAAAGAGTATTTACACACAGCTCCAATCCCGTATGAGGGACGTTTTCGTAAAAAATAAGGCGATTATCGTTTGTTCTAACCCTGCAAACACATGGATTAAAGATGAGTTCGTAGATAATGAAGCCCGTAAAGACCCAAATCACCCTCAGCACGACCGTTACAATCAGTTTATTCGTACTTTTGTATGGAAAACCGCTTTAAATACGTTTTTACCACCTAATTTCATTGAGATGAATACAAAAGGTAAAGCAGACTGGTACGTGCAGAAGTTCTTCATGGGTAGTTTCGAATATAACAGTGGTGGAGAGCCTAGCCTCTGTATAAACATCTGACAAAATCGGTGAAACTCCAGAACGGACAATACCGAGAGTATGTTGCATAAGAAGGTTGACTACAATTACCATATGGTGTATACTATGAGTATAACTATTAGGAGGTAATTGTAATGGAAATTTGGAAACCAACAGAATTTGAAGGATACTTTGTATCAAACTTAGCGAATGTAAAAAGCCCACGAAAAATACTGACTCAAAATAACGACCATAAAGGTTACAAAAGAGTTCAGATTAAGAAAAAGTGGATTCCAGTTCATCGTTTAGTTGCAAAAGCATTTATACCTAATCCCGAAAACAAACCGCAAGTGAACCACATAGATACGGATAAGACGAACAATTTACCCGATAATCTTGAATGGGTTACAAATGTGGAAAACCATAAACACAAGTTGGAGCATGGGTTAAATGAAAATGCGACGAAAGCACTTAGAGTCTACACTAAATCAATTCAGCGTAAGATTATCCAATCATTAGACGGTGAATTTGTAGCAGAGCATGAAAGTTTACAATCTGCTTCAAGAAGTGTAGGAACTAATGCAAGTAACATTCGTGAGGTTTGTGAAGGTAAGCGTAAATCTTCAAAAGGATTCCAATGGTCTTATGCAAAACCTTGTAACGACTAGATGGTCAGATATGGAGCTAACCACTCCTAAAGATATAGTCTGAACACTATGGGGACATAGTGAGGATAGCAGAAATGACTATCCCCTCCTTAGGGAGAGTAACAAATTTGATGGTTTATCCGACCATTGCTGAAACATTCATTGACCCATATGAAGTAACAAAGGACACAGATCGTTTCGGTATACCGAAGGACTGGGAACGGGTAATCGGTGCAGACTGGGGTATTCGAAACCCGACAGCGGTATCTTTTGGGGCAATTAATCCAAAATCAGGTGAGGTTATTATCTACAATGAGTACTATGTACCTGAGAAGACTCTACCTGAACATGCGAAAGCCATTAAAGCACTATTAGAGGAAATACCAATTGGTAAAATACGATTTATGGTCATCGACCCAGCTACGAAAGCAAGAACAAACCCAATCGAAGGGAAATCCGTACAGTCACATTTCCAAGAATACGGACTTTACTTCCAGCTAGGTAACAACAGTATGGAATACGGTCTTGCTAAAGTGAACGCATACATCGAACAAAAGAAGCTAAAAGTCTACAAAACGTGTGTTAATTTCGTCAAAGAAGCTCTTGGATACGTTTATCCTGAGCTTGATATGGATAACGAAAACGAGAACCAAGACGAACGACCAATCAAGGCAAATGACCACATTTTAGATGCAACGAGGTATTTAATCGCACGATTACCTGACGATCCATCAATGCTTGAAAATGAAGCGTATGAGCCACCTCGACACTATAATGAATACAGAGTTTATGATACAATCGAATACGAAGAACTTAACGAAAACGAACTGGACTATTTGTCTTACTATTAACCAAAAGGAGCGACTACATGACGAAGCCAAATAAGTATGAGTATCAAATACACTACATGAACGAAACATTTCGTGTAATCGAATGGACAAAAGCTGAATTTGATAAGGTAAGTCAAGCGGTTGTTGATAAGCAACATGCAGTTGCCCTAGCTGAAGGTGTATTTTTACTGGAAGATGTAAAAGCAGTTGTTAAGCTAAAACCAATCCAACCATATCAGCCTGAAAAAGTACCTGAAAAGTATGCAGATGAATACGGTTTTACGGATTTCGCAACTAGACAGTGGCTTGCAGATCATGGAGTTGATATTGTGAACGGAGGGATGGAAGAATGACACAAACTGACCAAACAACACAGGTCGCAGTAGCTCAGCTATCAGAAGAGGATCAAAAGAAGTTAGTTCAAAAGATGATCCGTCGGTTTCGGAAAGCTCAAGGGGCAGTCGGGACAATGCACCAGCAGTGGAAGATGCTTGACTTATTTGATAGAGGGAAACAATGGGAAACAGTTAACTTACCAGTATGGCTACCTAAGCCCGTAACGAACCTAATACGTTATATTCGTACCACAAAACGAGCGAATTTAGCCCTAAGTGTCCCTCAGGCGAACTTAACACCAATGACACCACTCGATGCACCACTTGTTCAGCACATTCAAAAGGCTTATGAACACGTATGGGACGAGGAAAAGGCAACACTTTTAGTTCGTAAGTGTGTAGATCGTGCCTTGCTTCATGGGACAAGTATTGCGTATGTATACGTTGATGAAGAAGTAAAAGGGAAGTATTACGGGAAAGACCATTCAGAAAACCAGTTATATAAGTACAATGTCAAGATGAAACGAATTAATAACGGAAATTTCTTCCCTGACCCTGATGCTTACAGCTTAAATCAATGTAAATTCATCGAAGTAACGGAGAACGTTGCTTTCTCTAGTGTGAAAAACGACCCAACCTACAAAGACTACGCAGGAAAACGTCTTGAGAATTTGAAATTTTCGGACTTACAAAGAGAAAGTGATGCGACAGGTGATATTTATATTCGTGATGTAAGCGTGACAGCCAACGGAAATCAGCGTGACACAGGTGACGATATGTGTACCGTTCACCATCACTTCGAACGATTCAAGAACGCAGAAGGAAAGTGGCAAGTAGACGTAAGTTACTACTTATGGAATACAGATTTTCTTTTATACAGAGAGGAAGACATACCAGTAAATGAGTATCCGTTCGCAGTTCTATACGACGAGGAAGAAGATAATGACTTTTGGGGTACGTCAACTGCTATGGATATGCTTGAAAACCAAAAGATTATCAACAAAACAGCACAAGCTGCATCAATCATCGGTACACTACACCAAAATCCTCAAAAAGTAGTCCTTCGTGACTCAGGGATTAATGCGGCTGAAATGAGCAGAACAGGGACACTTCCGGGAAAAGTTTGGACAAGTAACGTACCAAATGCGGTTGAAAAAATCGAACCACCTGACATTCCAAAGGGATTGTTTGAGATTGAAGACCGCATGAAAGCAGACATTAAGGATATGGCTGGCTTATCTGAAGCCTACATGGGTCAATCGGTTGGATCACTAACCACTTCAACAGGGGTCGATAGCTTAATTGAACGTGCGACAGTGCGTGATAAGGATAAATCAGTACAGATTGACGACTTTGTTGAAAATTTATCTATGCTAATCATTAAGTTCATTATCTGCTACTGGAAAGAAGAAAGACCAATTATGACCCGTCAATTAAACGGACAAGCTCAGTACGACACATGGACACCACT